TTAGCTGAAATTGGTTTTTCTGATACTTTTGGTTTTGGTCTTTTGGCTGAAGATGATAATGCAGTAGACTTTATGGAAGTTATGAATACCTATAGCTCTAGTAGAGAAGGAGCTGTGTCTACATTTGGTAATGCGTTATTATCTTCGGGATATACTGTTGGTATTATTGGAGCTATTGCTGCAGAAGAAGCTTTATTAACAGCTACAACAGCTTTAACAGGTTTAGGTGGTGCTGGAGTTCAAGCAGTTGAAACAGCAGCTTTAGGTGCGAGGGCTGTTTCAAATATTTCTAAATTTCAAAAAGGAATAAAAGCTTTTGGACAAGCTTATGATAAAGCTGGCGATATGGTAAATTTTTGGAAAGGAGCTAGAAGAATAGGAGAAGCTAGAGTAATGGCTTCTTCTGCTAGATACACAAAAGACTGGTTAAAAGGTAGAGCAATTCAAGGAATAGGACTTATAGGTAGAGGATTTAGAGGTGCTATGCCTCTTAGTTCAACTGCAGGATTTTTAAGAAATTTAGATAATTTATCAGATATTAATAAAGCAACTAAAGTAACTTTGGGTGCTGGCGCATTAGCAAGAGATGGTCGTAAATTTTATTTAGCTCATTCAGAATCTAAATTAGAAGCTGATATAAATAGAAATGAAAATTTAGAAGAAGCAACTGCAGAGTGGTATAAAAATAATCCAGGGCAAGTCATGCCTTTAGATGTTTATCAAAATTTCCAAAAAGCAGCCGATGAAGCTTGGGGAAGAGTATATAATGCAAATTATCTTACTATATATACAACTAATGCTCTTGCTTTAGATAACTTATTAAAACCAATGTCATCTTTAGCTTTGCGCACAGCAAAAGCTAATGTTGCTCGTGTGGGTGTTGGTGGTATTAAAGCTATTAGTCAAGGTGGTGGAAAAGTTGCGTTTGAGGCTACAGAAACAGGACTAAATAATTGGTTAAATAATTTATCTTTTATAGGAACAGCTAAAAAAACTGCAAGTTTTATAGTGCAATCTTCTGGAGAAGGTTTTCAAGAAGTGTTTCAAGATATATATCAAGCTGGAGGTAAAGAATATTTTTCTGATAAATTTTTAGATTTGCAAGATCAAACTGCAAATGCTTTATCTAAATTAACTTATAATAGTACAGGTATAAAAGCAAGAGCTAATTTCTTTAATTCAATTGGCGATGCTGCAACAGGAAATGGAATATATAAAGGTAAAAGTGCAGCTACCTGGGAATCTTTTTGGTCAGGTTTTTTAATTGGTTTTGTCGCTGGTCCTACAAATTTAGTTACTCAAACTGTAACTGACTATACCGTAGGTGATAAAAACTATGTATGGTCATCTAAAGCAACAGATAAATATTATAAAGATCTTGAAAGAAGAAAAGAAGTTGCTGAAATATTAACAGCTTTTTATGAACAATCAGGAAACTTTGTAGCAGAACAAGTTAATGAAAACCTAAGCGCATCCATAAATAGTCATTCTGAAATGCTTAAAGCTATTAGAACTGGTAATGATATGACAGCGCATGATTCTAAATCTGATTTTTTTAGATACGGTTTAGAAAAAGTTTTAGAGCATGGTTTTGAAAAAGAGTTTATAGATCATTTTAGTCAAATGAATGAAATGACTCTGGAAGAATTAAATCAAGCAACTAACAGAAAAGATATTACTGAAGAAAATAAAGATGATGTTCTTCAATCTGCTGCTGAGTATGTATCTAGAATCAAAGAATATAAAAAGAACTTTGATGAAAGAAATAATAATCCTGGAATGCTTAATCCTTATTCAATGAAAGGACTAGAGTTAAACAATCCTGAGAATATAAATACTATAATTAATTATCAAGCTTGGGAATTAATGCGTAGCGATTATATTTTTAATAGAGACGCTATCTATGATTTTGCTCAACGAGTAGATAAAATGAAATCTAAGATTAAAGAAGACTCTAATATATCTGATTCAGAATTAAATGTACTTGTATCTGAAGATCTTTTGAATCAAGAAGTAAATGCATTAGAAGAAATTATAAAAGAAAACGAAGAGTATAGTACAAAAGAAAATAGATTAAATCAAACTGAAGATGCATTAGAAAAAAAAGCAAAACTAAATGCTCTTAAAAAAATTCAAAAAGCTTATGAAACTTTAAATGAGCGAGCTAAATTATTTGAAGAAGGAAAAGCTAAAAGAATAACTAAGTCTGAGGAAGCTGCTTACGATTTAATGTTTGAAGGTTTTAATGAATACATGAATACTGTTGACAATGAAGTTGACAGTGTTGGAAGAAGAGCTATTAATAGAAATAAATTTAAATTTTTATGGGATATTCCTATTCTTAATAAAAGATCCAAAAAGTTTAAAGAACATGCTTTATCTTTATTAGATCCTCAATATAGAGAAAGGTTTCATGAATCATTAGTTGAGTCTTTGACTTTTTTAGAAAATAATAAAAAACAATTTATTGAAGAATCTTTAAAAGCACTTTCAGAAAAAGAAACAGCTAAAAGAATAGTAGAAAAATTAATAGCAAATAATTTAGCTTTTAGTTTAAAAGAAATAGATGACTTAGTTAATAAAGGTATTATGCCATCTCGAATATTTAATACTAAAACTAACGAAGATGCTACTAAAGAAGAATACGAAATAGCTCTTGAAATAATTAATCGAGAATATAATAATTTAACTGGTAAAAAAATAACAGCTACAAAAGGTGTACAATTTACTAGGAAAAAATTAAAATCTGACAAAAGAACTGCAGCTAATTTATTAGAAGAATACGGTCATGTTTCTACAGTAGGAGAATTAATTGATGCTATGCGTATTACTGGAAGAAATATTTTAGCAGTTGAAGAAGCTGTGCTAGATCAACTAGAATTGATTCCAGGATTTAGAGATACTGAAATTATAATTAGTAATTCATTAGATGCTCCAATAGAGATTGTTGAAAAAGATGGTAAATCTATTATATCTGTTGATGTTCGATTTGCTAGTTCTGATTATGTTGGAGGTACTAATAGATTTGAAGCATTATCAATGTCTGCAATATTAACAACTCAGTTAAATAGTGCTTTGGAGCAAAATGAAACATTTAGAAATAGTGTTATAAGTTTAATGGAAAAAACTAAAGTTGATTTTAAAAATACTTTGGATACAGATCAAAGACTTACTCAACAATTAAAAGATCAGGGTTGGGAAAGTTCTGAAGAGTACGTAAATGCTATTCCATATCTTAACGATGTTGCTACTTTTTTATCTGAGTCGTTGCATAATAAAGATTTACAAACAATCTTAGTAGGAATTAAAGATGATTCTGCTCAAGGGAATGTAAGTATAAGTAATTCTTTAAAAAATAGTATAGAAGATATATTTGAGTTAAATTTGGAAGGTACGTTATTAGAGCGTGCTTTAGGTTTAGCTCAATTATCTTTTAGTGCTGAAGATGTAAGTGCTTTTGAAACAGCTGAAACTACTATTGAAGAAATTACTACTGAGGGTGGTATAACAATAGAAGAGTTAGGTATTACCCAAGAACAGTGGGATGCTTTAACAGAAGAAGAAAAAAATGATATTCGTAAATGTAGATAGTTATGTCAGATAGATGTGTTAATATTGATGATAAAGATTTTAAAGTTTTACAAAAAGAAGTTAATATAAATCCTTATATATTAGCTACTAAAGTAAAATTGTGGCAAGATAAACAAGAAAACGAAGCTGATAAAAATAGGCTACCTACAGCACAAGAATTAAATATTGCTCCTGTATTTGTAGTAGTTGAAAAAAAAGCTGCTCCTGTAGAAACTCCTCAGCCTACTCAAGAAGAACAATTAAAAAATGAAATTCAAAAATTACAATCTCAGCGAAAAGATATTGAAAAACAAATAGAAAGCTTAGACAAAGAAATAAGCAAGACTCGTAATCCATTAAAAAAAATTACTAAAAGAAAAAAACTTAGAAAGTTAGAGTATGAATTAGATTCAGTTGTTTATAAAGAATCGCTTTTAAGTAAAGAAAGAAATCAAAATAAAGCTGAAGAGGATGTAGTAAAACAAAATCCAGTTACCGAAGAAGAAGTTTTACCACAAGTAAATGAAGAATCCGAACGCTTAATTATAAATAATAGTACCGAATTTAATAATTTTCCTGCAGAATTAAGATATGAATTAATAGTTCATCATATAAGAAAGTATGGTTCAGGACTTGTCGTTGGTGATTTAAGTAATATGAATGAGGTATTAGCAAATGTTTCTACAGGAGTTATAGAGGCTATTGAGAGTAGTTTAAAAAAAGCATCTTATGCTAATATTATAAATAATTTTAATAAAACCAAAAACGCTCCTAAATCAGATGCTAAAATTGAAAAGCCTGTTGTAGTTTCAGAAAAAGAAGTAGATGAAGTAGTAGAAAGTAAGAGCGCATTGTTAAATTCTAATATGCGTATTAATCAGATTCCGATTAATGAAATTACTCAAAAAAATAAAGAAACTGAATCTAAACTTGAAAATGAAGGAGTAACTGATTTATTTATAGGCGCAACTTTACCAACAGACTCTCCAGAAAATTCAGTGCCTGTAAGTATAGATGTAATTAATGGAATAGCTGTAGTTAGATACGCCAATGAAAAAACAGGACTTATTGATACTATTATAAGTGGATTTTCAGAAAATAATTTTGTAGGATACTATAGAATATATGAAAACGGTAAACCAACTAACAAATGGAGTTCAAAATTTGAAAATCAAGAAACTAAAAATGAAGATATAGATAAGAAAAAAAAGGAGAATTTCAAGACTATGATATCTTCTGTACAAGAACGATTACCATCTGATCATAAATATACTGAAAAGACTAGTATATCTACAGATGGTTTAAGGCTTTGGGTAAATCAAATAGATCTCGGAATATATAAATTAGAGTATGATAAAAGCGGAAACTTAATAACTAATAGAGTTGCAATAAATGGCGATGCATTAGTAAATGATTTAGGCGTTCCTGTTAAGAAAGGGAAGTTTTTAAATATAAGAGTTAAGAATCAAGAAGAATTCGATAAGGTAAAAAAAGCACTATTACCATATCTTGAAAAATTTGGATTGACTGAAGATAATATATATTGGAAAAAACCAACAGCTGGACCTGAAGCTATTAACGGTAATATTGTTAGTATTGATTTACCTGTATTGTCTCCAATTATTAAATTAGAAGATAAAACAGGAGTAACAATTACAGGTGGTACAAAACAAAATTTAAAAAAACCAAGAACTAAAGTAAAGGTTGGTGACGTACTATCTGTTAATGTAAGATATGGTGAAGAAAACATTGCTGAAGGATATGAGTATTCTGTAGATGTATTAAATAAAGATGGGGAAGTTATTGGTGCCTTACCTTACGAATCTAAAGAAGCTAAAGAAGTATTAAATAGTAATAATCCAAATCAAGCAAAAGTAACTATTGTTTATGTAAGTCCAATTAGCAGCAATGGTGTAATAGGTTTTAGTGCAACAGTTTCTGTTGATGAAGCAGCTGATGAAGTTGAAGAAAAGAAATTTAAACAACTAAACATTACTTCTTTTGAAAAATTAATTCCAGGGTTAACAGATATATTTACTAGAGAAGAAACTCAAGAATTTAAAAAAGAATACAATAATATAAATTCAGCTGAAGAGAGAGCTGATTATTTAGCTAATTTAGAAGATCGAGTAAAACAAAAAAAATTAGAAAATGAAAATGCAGAAAATGGCCTTACTAAAGAACAGGCACAAGAGCTTGTTGATAAAGTAAATGCTAACACAGAAGAACTTAGAAAAAATAGAAAATTTCCTAATAGTAAGGTTGGTTTTAATAGAAAAGCTGCTAGTAAACCAAGTGATGTAACAACTATTCCCAGAAATATTATAGAAGACTTTATTGCTACAGATAATACTTTTAGTAGTCGTCGTAAATTAAAAGAACAAATGTTAAATGATCTTTTTAATTTCTATAGTTTATCTAAGCAATATAACCCAACCAATACATTTGCTAGAACAAGTAGAGATGAATTATATGATGCGGTTAGGACAGAAATGAATAATCAGTATAAAGATCGTAGACTTAGCAGAAATGCTATAATTAAAACTAATAATTTTTTACGTTCTAAAAACTTTCCTTTTAAAGTAGAATACGATTTTTTTAATTCTCCTAGACTTGTTCCTGTAGCAAAAAAGACTCCTGTTTCTAAACCAAAACAAACAGATGTTGTAGATGTTACTTTTCAAAAAGCTAGAGATTTTGCTTTAACTAGTGCATCCACAACTCCAGATTTAATGGCTTTAGCTTTAGCTATCGATGCATTAGGGCCAAGTGGTGAGTATGGTCTTTGGAACGATAGAACTCGTGATGTTGGTGTTAGAAGAGAATCTGGTCAAGAAGGTTATATTTTTGATAGAGATTCAAAATTGCCAAAAAATAAAACAAAAATTTATAATAGAGTTGATGAATTAGCTGATGATATTTATGAAGAAATTCCAGAACTATATAATGATATAACTACCGGTAAAAATGCATTAGAAGAAGCTATAAAGTTAGGTTCTATTGCTAATATGAAAGCACAACTTATAAAAGATGCAGAAGTAGCAATTATTATTTCTGAGGGTGGTATTACTCCTGAAGAACAAGCTCGTCAAGAAGCTTTGAGCGAGGCTTTAATTTTAGAAGAAACACAATTTGAAGAAGCTAGTAAAGGAGTATATACAGATGAGTCTTTAAATGAATTTTATAATACTTTAGATAGCTATCAAAACTCGATTGAATATAAAATTGAAGTTGGTGCATATACAGGAACTAGAGAATCTTTAACAGATGTTCAAAAAGATTTATACGATAGAGCTGCAGCAGAAGGATTATATGAACAAGAAGTTGAACAAGAAGTTGTTGAAGAAGATTTTGATTCAATTTTAGCTCGAGAAGCTCAAAATAATTTATATAATATTGCAGCAAAAAATCTACAAGAATATGGTATTGAGTCATTTTCTAATCCAAGATCTTTAGTTTCTGAAGTTATTAAAGCTTTACGAAATTCAGATGTTATTGATTTTAATAAACCCTTAGATATAATTAACACTGTATTAGAAAAACAATATTCAAGCACTTTATCTAAAGGGCAGGTCGCTGAAGTAAAAAGACAATTAATTGATTTTATAAATAATCCAAGTATGTCTTTTGGTGTGTATCAAGTTTTACAGCCAATTGGTAATATCCAACCTGGCGTTTATACTATAGAAATAAGTAATTTTAATACACTAGCTTTTACTAATGTACAAGCATTAGAAAAACCAAAAACTACTATCTCTGTAGATGAATTTATTAGTAACGGTGCTCCAGAATCAGTTGATAATTTTAAAATAATTCAAGCAGATCAAACAGTAATAAATTCAAATCTTATAGATACTGTTATGAACAAAGAAGATTTGACTTCTTTAAATGAAAGTTTGTCAGATATTTTTAGTAACTTTACTAGTAATATTTCTGAGTTTGATAACTTAGAAAAAACTGATTTGAATAATCAAATTATAGAAGAATTTAATAAATGTAAATAATGAGAAATTGTATTACAGATAAATCAATAAAACTTTTAGGAACTTATTTTAAATCTAAACTTCCTAGTGTTGTTACTAATAATTCTACTTACGAAGAAATAATAAATTTTTTATATAAAGAAACTTTAAAAGATTTTGATGCTTTAACAGAACCTGTTAGTGCTGAGGGTATAAGTAATGATGAGATTATTTTACAACATTTAACTGTAGTACCTCAAATACTTAAATCATATTTAGCAGATAATATTGGAATAGATAATACTGAGCTAGAATCAACAATAAATGAAAATGCTAAAAATATTTATAAAGCATCTCAAGAAAATAATTTAAATAATTTTCAAAATATAATTGATGACTTTAAAAATATAATTGAAGTTGATGTTGATTTTGTTATTAATAAACCTGATCGTAAATACGATAGTTATAGTGCAAGAAAACTTGTATTTAACACATCTCACCCTAACGAAATTATTTTTAATAAAGAGACAAATTCATATTCAGAAAAAGCAACAAATCCTGAGTTTGAATTAGCTAATGCAGTTAGTAGAGCTATCATGGCTACATCAAATCAAAATAATTTTAAATTAAAACTTATTTTAGAAGAAGGAGATGCTTCTTTAAAGATTGTAGATAACAAAGGTAATGATGTTTATTTTGATGATGCTGGTAATGTTACAAACTCTAGTAAAGGTAAGTTAGCAATATTAGATCTTGTAACAAATAAGAATGCGCAAAAAGAAACTTTAAAAACATTAATTGCTTATGAGCAGGCTATAAATAATTTAACTAGTAAAGAGGCTTCTAAAAAAATACTTACTGAGCAAAATGAATATTTTAATTCTTTAAATGCTGCCATTAACGAAGTTAAAAAAGGTTCGGAAGTTCTTTTTGAAATAGATCTAGCTGCTAGTAGTTATGGTTTTATTGAAAGAAATAATTCAGTTCGTACAAAAGTTTCTACTTTAAGTAATCAAAATAAATTATCTATTGAATTACAACCTAAAGGTAGTAGTATTGTTCCAATGGTAAGAGTTCCTTTTAGTAATGAATCTTATCCATTGTACTCAGCACCGCTAGAAAGTTTGCCAAAAGAACAAATAGATTTTTTATTAGAGCTATTAACAAATAATAATTTAAAAGATCAACAAGGTCAAGAATTAACTAAAGATAAAAGAAATAAATTAATTCAGCAGTACATTGATCTTAATGCTAATGCATCTTTTAATCCAATATTTAAAGTTTCTTATTCTAAAGGTAAAGTTAGTGAAGTTCAATTTGGAAGTAAAAAATATGAAATAGATAATCCAGAAGATATTAAAGCTGGATTTCAAAAATTTATTTCTACTTATTATCCATTTATATATAGAGCTTCCGTGCCTGTTGGAAATGTTACCGTTGACTCTATTGATAAAGTTACGTATAATCAACAGATTGTTGTAGATAAAGATGGAAATAAATTTATAGCTAAAAAACCAAGTGTTGGGACTAAAGTTTATTTAGGTGTTTCAGATATAAATAGTGCTGTTGTTGAAGTTGTATCAAGTATAAATAATGATGTTGTTATAACTAAAGAAGTTCCATTAATTGAAAGAATAAAAGAAACTACAGAAACAACAATAATTCCAAATTCTAAAAATGAAATAAGAGCATACTCTCCTTATTTAGCATTTTATACTCCTGAAAATAGAACTCAAGAAGATACTACTGAGTTTGAAGAGTATTACATGACTATTGAAGAAGCTAATAAAAGAAATGGTAAAAATGTTCCACAAGCAACTACTGAAGAAGAAGTAAGAGCTGATGAGTGGTTAGAAGAATCTGGTTGGGGATCAATTCTTAAGGTAGCAGCTTACAGCGATATACATGAAAAAGGTAAGTCTTTTGTAGCATCATTTGTTGGTAATACTATTGGTCTATGGAAAGGCTCTGATAGAACAGCAATTTACCATGAAGTTTTTCATGCTCATGTTAGAGGTATACTTTCTACACAAGAGCGTAAGCTATTATATCAGGAAATACTTGATGAAAATAAAGGTAAGTCGGCAGAGGTTATTGTTAATGGTGTAAAGAAAAACTTTTCGTTTGACTCTATTGATGTAAATAACAACCAAGACCAATTAACTTTAGAGGAGTGGTTGGCTGAAGAATTTAGAGCTTATGCTAGAAATAGATCTAAGTATAACAACAAACCAAAATCTAAAATTGCTCAGTTCTTTGAAATGCTTTTAGAAAGGCTTAGAAGTTTATTTGGTAATCATACATATTCTGAGGTTGTATTATTAAATTCTTTATCTCCTAAAATAAATGCAATTTTTAATAATATTTATGAAGGTAATGTAGATTTTTCAAAATTTGAAAATGTAAAACCAAACATAGAATATTTTTCTAGTTTTGAAATAGAAAATGAATTAAGTTACAATGAAATCTCTTTGGCTGTAGAGTCAATGAATTCTTTATTATATAGTTTTATTGATAGAGTTGTTAATCCAACATCAAATGTAGCAACAGCTACAAAGATGGCCGAGCTTTTAAATGAAATGGCTAGGATACCTTACAACGACAAAGATTATAAAAAATTAAGTAAAGAATACGTTGATCAATTAAATGAATTAAAGAAAGGAGAAACACCTCACTCTAATGGTTTATTTGTTTTAGAAAATAATCCAGAACTTTTAGAAAAAGCTTTTGACTATATACTTTCAAAGTTTGAAAATAAATTAGAGTCTTTAAAAGAAAATCCTTCTTCTGTTAATGAAAAATTAATTGAGTCTCTGGAAAAAATAATTAAAAATTTTGGTGATGTTAGTCAGCCAGTAAAAGAATTTTTAAACGATTCAGAAACTGTATTAGGAGTATTTTTAAATAATTATTCTACAATACAGTTAGAAGAAGCTGGATTCCAAGAAGATCTACAAAATCAAACATCTGAAAATTTAAATTTATTATTTGATAGAACAGGTGCAGAACAACCAATGTCGGAGCTAGTTGATGCTAGAACTAAAGAACTTATAACTACTTTACCAAAATATAGAAGCGATGGTAAACTAATTACCAATTCTTTTGAAGTTCCTTCTTTGACTAATTTAAATTCTATTATTTTCCAAATAGCTAATGCTACTTATAAGGATGTTACAATGAAAGAGATGTATGATTCCTTAAAAGCAATTGAAGATAAAAATCAATCTATTAAAGTTTTACTTACTCGTTTAGGTAATCCTGAAAAAGAAGGTATTACTAAAGCAGAAATTGAACAGTGGAGAAACTTTTGGAAATCATTTGCTAAAGCTACAAGAAGGTTAAGAACTTTTGAATTAGAAAGAGAAATAGAAAAACTTGATGAAATTGAATTAGAAATGGGTGAAGTCCCTCAAGTAAAATCAATTACATCTAAACTAACATCTGTTCAATTTAAAACTTCTATTATTAAAAGAGATTGGTCTTTTGAGTATCAATATAACTTAGATAATCCATCGGAAGAGTTGTCTGGGTATTTGTCTAAAGATGAGATTTATTTTGATGCTATTATTGAAGATTTTTCTGAAACTGTTTATGTAGATTATGCAGGAAGAGTTTTTGAAACACCTCAACCAAATACAAAATCAATGGTTAGGTATAAAGCTGAACCTGTAAAACTACTAGAGATATTTGGTATTATATTACCAAACACTGTCGAAGTAAATGAAGAAATTAGAAAAGGATCTAATTTTATTGATGCTGAATTTATAGATTCTTTTTGGAAGTCTATAAATAACAGAGTTACAGCATACGATCAATTTAAATTTCCTGAAACATTATCAGATTTATTTAAAGCATTTACTTATGTAAAAAATAATCAGAATCAAAAACAAAATAATTTATCTGGTTATTTAAATCAATTAGCTAATCTTGCAGGAGTTAGAAGTGATGACTATTCTACTTTTATGCAAAAAACTCCAGAAGGAGAAAACCAATCTACTAAACCTAAACATAGCTCTTTAAGTGTAGAGATATCTTTAATTAATTCTGCAGAAGACTATTTTAGTTTGATTACTATTCCTGGTATGCAGCAATTTGATATTGAAATAAATCCTGAAGTTGCAGCTAATAATACATTTGTTAAAATGTTTAATCTAGACTTAGATGAAAATAATCCAAGTTACGGTGAAAGAAATTTTAACATGTCTATTAATACTGAAAATTTAGTAGGATCTGTAATTAAAGAAGGTGCTTTAGATAAAGGTGTTAAAAGTATTTCTACAGACGAGTTTTCAAAGTTTACAACAGACCTTTATACGACTATAGAGAACTACCAAGAGATAATGCGTAGTGAGGCAAAGTCAACATCTGTAATTGTACAAATGCCTACAATTAAAAAAGGTAGATTGCAAAAAACTGCTTTTAGTAATGAGGAAGTATTTACATTACTAAGTGAGAATTATAAAGATCTAAAAGGGCCTCAAGGTTTAATTATATACGAATTATTTAAATCGCATATAGAATCTGAATTGGTTCGTATTAATAGAATTAAACAATTAAAAGATAAAATAGAAACAGGAGAATTAGAATCTGTTGCATTTGATCAAAAGTTCTTATCCAGAGGATCTACATTTATTAAATTTGAAAATATATTAACTGACGAAACTAAAAGCAAATTAGAAAAATTAAAAAATGCAGAAGGTGAATTAATTTTAAAACCTTTTCAACTAGATAATATATTAACTATTGAAGAAAAGAAAGTTTTAGAAACTGAGTTATTAGATTATTTTAAATTTAGAACTGAGGATTTATTAAAGGAGTTTGGAGAAAAAGCTATCTTATCTGATAATTTAGTTTCTGAGTATCAGTTATCAGTAGACGAAGATATAAAAGTTACTAAGGATAGATTATTTCATTTATTTATTTTAAATAATTTTTACAACAATTTAGAATATCAATCTTTATTTTTAGGTGATCCTTCTTCTTACAATATAAAAGGTGAAGATTATCATAAACGTATTGCTGGTAAAATATCAGCTGGAGATATTTTCTTAAATGAAGATTCCTGGTTTAATCATCTTAATTCTGAAAAATATAATAAAGATGCATTTGCTAAAAAACATTACGAATCTTTAAGTGTAGAAGAAAAACAAAATAAAAATTTACCTGAAACTTTTCAACCTAGAGTTTATCAAGGTTATTTACGTACAGGAATTATCGCTGAAGCAATTTCTGAGTCTGTGTATGCTGATACATACAAAGAACTTTTTGGCTTTGATATTAAGGCTTATAATAAACAAGAAGAAGCAGATGGTGCTGCTTGGATAAAATTTGATACATATAGATTTTTACTTGATTCGATTGGTGAATGGTCTACTGGCCAAGAAGCTGTTTACCAGGCTTTGTTGAAAGGAGAAAATATAGATCAACGTAAAATAAAAAATACTTTTCCAATTAAAAAGTTTCAGTATTACGGTCCTTTATTTAATAACGCACTTAAAGAAATTGGATTAACTCCTTATGCGTTTCACAAATACTCTGTCATTCCTTTAATTCCTAGTACAGCTATTGCAAATACACCATTAGAAGATTTACATAATAGAATGATGGAGGAGAATTGGGATTATATTGCTATGAGCTCCGCTTCTAAACTAGGTACTATAAGTACTATTACTAATCAAAATTTAAATACAGAACCTGTTTTAGATAATATTTATGATGTTAAAAACGGTAGGGTAATAACTAACAATCCTATTACTGAAAATTTAATTCATGTAAAACATTTAAAAAGTCAAGTATACTTGTCTGAAGGATTTAAAGGATATATATCTTTACCAAGTCAGATGCGTAAAATTTCTACACTTGGTTTGTATAGTGATGGTAAGCCTGCAGATTATTCAGGAACTAAAACAGCTTGGAAAAAATTATCCGAATCAGAAAAAAGAGAAAAATCTAAAAGTTATTCTTGGATTAAAAGATATAATGCAGTCTTAGATGAGATTAGAACTTTTTCTAGAAATAATTTACTGGAAAATATTGGATTAAAAGAAAAAGTAAATAAAGATGGTTCTAAAGAATATATTGGTTCTACTGTAGAATTAGCAAAATATATTAAACAAGAATTAACTAATAAAAATTTATTACCTGAAGAAGTAGCAAGTATTTTAAAACCAGATGGTTCTGGTGAATTAATTTCTGATTTATCTTTTTCTTTAAATTCATCTAAAATTGAAGAGGTCTTGATGACTTTAGTAGATAATGAATTAAGAAACCTTAAGTTTGCTGGTGAAGGATTAGTTCAAATGCCAGGTACAATGGCAGAATCTAAATTTAAACCTGAGTTAGCAAGTAAAGAAGATGTATTTAAATATGGTACAAACGGTCTTTCTTTTTATCATGTTCTTGATGAAAATGGAAAACCTGCTAAAAATAAAAAAGGATTTTTTAGAGTTGCTGAAGCTCAAGTAAAAATCGCGCTACAGGGCGACTTTATGAATTTACTATACCTTGATTATAAAGGAAGTCAGATAGCTCAATATAATAAGGTAGTTGATGAAAAAACTGGTAAAACAAAAAAAGAATTTGATTTTAATGCATCACTTGCTAGATTAAATGAAGCTTTAAAGGATGAAAAGTTTTTTGAAGAACACAAAGATAAATTAAGATTAGTAGGTCCACGTATTCCAACTCAAGCAGAAAACTCTATTGAGTCTATGGTGGTTAAAGAATTTTTGCCTCCGATAGAGGGTAATAAAATTATTCTACCTTCTGAAATTGTAGCCAAAGCTGGTTCTGATTATGATATCGATAAGCTTTTTATGATGTTCCCAAACATTGCTTATTATCGTGGTGAAGGAGTAGAAATAATTACTTATGATAAATCAATAACTGATTCTGATGAAAAATTAAATAATCAGTTAGAAAAAATTAATGAAGAATTAAAAACTTTAAATACTAATATCAATCAGTTATATGCTAACAAAACAACAATCTTTGAAAACTTTCAAGAAATTGAAGATTTTGTAAGTAATGAACTTTTAGATTTAGTAGAACAAAGAAATGAATTAAATAGTCAAATAGATGCTGAAATAGATGAAGCATCTAAAGTATACAATAATATAGGTAAGTATAAAAAATATACTCGCGTTCAGCAAAAAGAATATCATATTAAATCTACTAATAAAATAAATGAACTATCTGAAGAAAGAAACTCTATTAATAAAGAAATAAATGATCGTATTGATGAAATTGCTTTAGAGACAATTGGTGAGACAGATAGAACTAAATTATTTGCTGAAGAAAATAAAAAAATAAAATCTTTAGAGGATAAGAGAAATAAATTAACCAAGCAAAAAAATGCAGCTTTACGAAAGCTAAATCAAAAATCTATTAAAGGTTTGCAAAACGAATTAATGTTATTATTTGCTGAAAGAGTTAGCTTTGCAAATACTGCAGATCAGTTACTTGTACCTAACTCTACAGATTTATTTGATGATATTGCTAATGAATTAGAAAAAAAATTAAACGAAACTTCTTTTTATAATAAATACAATAGAGGTAAAGGTAAAGTTGGTGATGGTATTGCAGGTACAACTATATATGATTATAGATATAATTTGCAAAAACATCAAGAAAATTCTGTTGGTTTACGTTCATTAGGTATAGCTGCTGTAACATCTACATTCTATGCTATTTTTACTCAAATGGGTGCTAAGTTAAATGGTGTATCTCAAGCAGAACAAATAGAATTTACTAAAGCTTTAGAAAAAGCCAAAGAGTTAGGTGCTAAACAAAATTTATCTCCATTAGAAAATGCTCAATTAACTAAAGCTTCTATTATTATAAAAGCATATAAAGATTATTCTTTAAAAATTGATTCTCAAAAATTAGATGGTTACGTAAGTTTATCTAATTTGAATAATAAAGATGGTATTACAATTTCAAATATTATAGGTCAATTAATAAATGGATATGTGGATGTTGCTAAAAAAGCATGGATTTATAATGTACAAGGTAACTTACAAAATACTCCTCAATTATTATTTATGATAATGGCTGGAGCTAAAGTAAACGATGCTGTTTTCTTATCTTCACATCCACTTGTTATTGAGTATAATAAAATGAAAGCAGAGTTGTCAGGTGTTTTTGCAAACTTAACTACTGATGCTAAGAAACCAGTTATTTTAAGTCAAGGTCAAGCTACTAAAGAAGCAAGAGCAAGAATGACAGATAAATATCAAGATTTATTTCCTTCTGGTATTTTTACTTTTAATACTGTAAATAAAACTATCGACAAGAACTTTACATCTAAAGAGCTCAAAGATGCTGCTTTAACTAAAGAAAAAGGAAAGTATAATACTAGAGATATTCAATTACTTGCTCACTATATTGCTATAGAGGATATGTCTAACGACATTACTGAATTTACTATGGTAAATAAATTTGATACTGAAAAGCTTCAAAATTTATCTCAAGCTCAGGAAAGAATTGATCAAACAATTGAAATACAAAGTAAAGAAAAAAGTTATGCAAATGACTGGTTTGAAGAAATTAAAGATACACCTGTTGGTAAATTTGCAAATGATCAATTTATATTAGATTTATTGAGTAAGTATTTTGGAGTTCGTAATAATTCAGTTGTAATTAAAAAATCAATTAGTTCTTTTAGACCAAAAGGAGTTGATAAAGCGTACCATTATAATAACTTTAAGAACGACTTTATTTGGTTTTTGTTTCAAAATTCAATTTATAGAAATAATTCTTATAAAGATTTTAGAATTTCAGAAAATTTAGAACAAGAACAAGCTATATCAATTGATGGTTTTAATGTGTCTGTAAATTCTAATTTAATTGAAAAAGCAATTGATGATGAGTTATATAATTTAGGTTTAACTGGTATATTAGATGTTTTTCCTACTAATGGCCATTATATTAGATATGAAATAGAAAGACAAAGAATAGAAGCTGATGTTGAAGAAATGTCTGATGAAGAATTTAAAGACAAGTTTTATTATTTTAACAACATCGGTGATAGATCTTTTACTAAAAAAGGAACTATTAAAAAGATGGCTTTGTTTTATTCTGGAAATAACGTAGCAATGTTTAATTATACTTTAGGATTTGCTACAATCTTTAAAAATATTCAAGTTAAACATAGAGAAAGTCTTTTACATAATCAGTTGTTTCAGGATTTGAGATATGATTTATTTGAAAAAAATGCTAATTTATTTTTAGATAAATTAACTGATGATGATGGAAGTATAATAAGAGCTTATAAAGAAAATTTAATTGAATTAATTAATAGTCCTATTCCAGAAGTATCTGATTTCTTTAGTCAATTTACTAATTATGCTTTAATGCAATCTGGATTAACTAAAGGTAAATATAATTTAACTAGAATTATAGATGAGTCTGTTTTTTCTACATCTATTGATAGTGCATATGACGTTAATAAAATTACTGAGTTATTAGATAAGTATTCTAAACTATTAAATCAAGGTCAAAAATTATCAGAATTAGATGTACCATATCTAAATGTATTTGCTGAACTTTTTGATCGAGTATCTAAAGATGAGAATGCGTATAGAACTAGAGGTAAGGGTGTAAACTACATTTCCGATACTGTAGAGAATGTAGAAGATGGTGTTATAAACACAGCATTGTCTTATCAGAATGTAGGAGTATATTCTTCATTTAAAAACATACCTGCTGGTTTTGTAAAATTAAATGTAGATGATATATTTAATGATGATGGTAGTATTAATACTGAATACCTAGAAAGTATTCAAGATGAAAAAATAGCTATCTTAAGTAATAGTAAATTTATTGCACCAGAAAATGGTTCTCAACAAGAGTTGGATATAGCCCTCAATAATTATTTAAATATTGACAATAGCGGAAAGTATGCTAAAGCATTAATTGTATCTAAAGGACAAACAAGTAATAATATTTCTATATCTGATTCTGAAATATTAAAAAAATATTCAGTTAAGGATGAGGCAATGGCAAATAGTTCTACTGTAGCTATAGGTAGAGCAACTGAAGGTGCAGCACCTAAATATCAATCTTCGTCTAAGGCCTATGTAAACTCTATTAATAAAAAGTATCCAACTAAATTAGCAGGTAACAGGATTAAATTTAAATCTTCCGATAAAGTTTGGATATTTGGATCAGGTATTTTTGAAAATGCCTATAAGGGTGTAATGAAGAAAGAACAGTGGGAAGCTAATGTTGAAAAAACATTTAACGATTATCATAAAAAATATATAGATCAAGCATTAAAAGCTGGAGTAACTACATTCTTTATTGGTGATGCTTCTGGTGTAGATCAATTAGCATTAGATTATTTAAAAGAAAAAGGTTTTTATCCAATGGCTAGATATACTGATCTTGGTAAATATTATGAAGTTGTAAATGATACATATAAAGAACAAGCAGTAGACTTACATAAGTTTAATGAACCATCTGTTTCTGTAAGCAAGGTTCTTGGAAAATCATTTTACTCTGAAGATTTAAACAATAAACTAAATAAGTTAAATCAAAATGAATTAAATGATGGGATTGGTTATGCTATGGCTAAAGCTAATTTTATGTCTTTTATAAACTTTACAAATGATCAAGCTCCTGGATTTAGAAATAAGTTTCAAGAAGTTTTGATAGCGTCATCTAATTCTCCTATTGTAGAAGGTTCTGGATTGCAAAGCGTTTACCTAGAAAGATTTTTAATGGAAATAAGAGCGCAAGTAATAAGCAAACGTCAAGCTGATAGTCAGCAAAGAGTAAATAGAGAAAGAAGTAGAGATGCACAACCAGTTAAAAAAGGTGATGTTTTATTTGTTGAATTTGTTATAAATGATGAAGTAGTTAAATCTCAAACGGAAGTTTTAAATATTTCTAGAAATAAAACAAATCCTGAACATGTTTCTATTAGATTAAAAAACACAACTAATGGTAAAATATATAACTATGTTGTTAATCCATCTCTTTCTGTAAATAATGTGATCTTTACTGTAGACAACAATAATCTATTAAAGAGAACTAATAATATTACTATAAATGGTTTTATCTCTCCATTTAGAAATTTAAATGAAATAGAAACAGGTATACCTTCATTAGTAATAGAACAAAATTTTGCTGATGGTTCAACTTATAAAGATGGAAATACTTGGAAAGCAAGAACTATGATGCCACAATTTAAAGGCAAGTCTACTATGGAAATGGTTGTTGATGGTTCAAGAACTAGAAGTACCCGCAGCAAAACAGAAATAGCTCGTTATATGAAAGCTGCTAATGTAGATAAGGTATCAGATTTAGTAGGTCAAGAGGTATTAATGTTCGATAGTACTGGAAAGTTTCCAGGAAAAGCGGTTGTTAAAATCACAAATGTTGCTAAATTTACACAAGAGTATCAAGATGCTACTTGGCAAAAAGAAGGATGGACTAAAGATGTTACTGATAGGTTAGTAGGTCAATATCCATATGCTATAGAGTATACTTTTGTTAGAATGGCAAACTATACAGTAGAAGATATAAAGAATGCTCAAAATAAAAACTGTTAATAATGGCGTGTTCAATAGAAGATCAAAGGGTAAATGATTTAAAAGAAATGCAAAGACTTTTGAATCTTACATTAGAAGAAGTTGCAGCTAAGGTTACTGATAAAAAGCCTGTATATAAAATTGTAAATGATACTATTAATATATACGAAAGAGAAGGTCTTACTAAACCTCAAGTTGTTAGTTTAGCAAATAAGTTAAGAGATAAGGTTGAGGATTGGGCTGAAGAAACATATGGTGAAAACTATAAAGATGGATGGGCTAGAGTTGAATATGATTACTGGAATAAAGCTGTTGTAATTTTATCTGTTCCTCGTTCAATTATGGCTGCTAGAGAATCTATTATTTATGATCTAGACATTGCTGAGACTTTAGCAGAAATGAATAGTGTTGCTTTTACTAAAGAGTTAATGGCAGAAATGAATAGTGCTTCTAATGTAGCTTTGCGGGAACAAGAAGAAAGATCATTTTCATTTTTTATTAATGAATTTGCTGAAACTGAAAGAGAAATTAAATCTGAAGCTGAACAACTAACTTTAGATTTTTATTTTGATGAGAGTGCTCAAACCAATAATGCACGTGTTGATTATAACAGTGTAGAAAATATTATTAAAGAACGTAACAAAAAGTGTTAATATGGCTGTATGTTTTACAAATGAAGAGGATAAAAGAAAGTTTGATATACTTTCTGAAATAGTTGGTGAGAATGCAGCAATGGCGGATGTTGTTAGACATAACGGTTTAGTAAGATCTCCAAGAGCAGTTATTCAAGATTTAGAAAATGAATTTACAAAACCCGCAGATTTAAATATTGAATCTAAGGTTTATGATGATACTTCAGATTTAGAATTATCAGAAAAAGATATTCGTTCTAGCTTTGAACAAATATTTGCTAGAACAAATTCTGAGAATTCACAAAAAGCAATTGAAGATTTTTCTACTAGATTGAATGTTCCAGTGATTTTTTATGAAAATAAACCTGGATCTAAAATAAATGCTTTTTATTCTAAAGGAACTGTATACTTTGCTGACGGTTTATATAGTTCTGATAATGTTTTTCATGAGTTTGCTCATCCTGTTGTTAAAGTATTAGCAAAAGATAATGCTGAGTTATTTGATAAACTGTATAATGATTTAATAAATACAAATAAAGGGCAGGTTATTTATGATAGAGTTGTTAGAGACTATGAAAATAATTATGAAAAAGACTCACAAGAGTTTAAAGAAGAAATAGTTGTTCAGGCCCTTACAGAAGCTAATGCTGAAGAGATTAAGAATAGAACTGTAATAGGTAATATATTTTATAATATTAAAAAGATATTAAGAAAATTTTTTGGTAAATCAATTGATCTTAGCAATCTGTCTGGTAAAACTAAATTAAAAGATTTTGTAACTATGATTAATATGGATACTATTAATCTAGATACAGATTTTTTAAGTGTCGATGACGTTGTATACTTAATGAAAGAGTATGATGTTCAGATGGATGCTATTAATCAACAAGTTAAGGAAGAGTTTCAAGCTTTAATAAATGATCTTGCTGAAACAATTGAAAACCAAAGCGTATATTTAAAAAATCAAAACGCTATTTCTCCTATATACGCAGATTTAACTAACGATGATGCAAATGGTTTAATAGATAACATGAATTTGATTTTAAGACAAATGGCTGGTAAAACAATACCTGAAAGTTTATCTAAAAGCAAACTTGTTTCTGAATTAACAGAGTCTCAAATATTAACTAATGAGCAAATTGCTAATAGGTTGAATACATTTATTAGTCAGGTTTTAAAAATTGAAAAAATAGCAGATATTTTAAATGATAGGTTTGTAGAATTAAGAAATAATAATTTAGATAGTTTATCTGATATAAAACAATTATTTACTATTTCTGAAATCTTAGAACAATATTTATATTATTTAGAAAAAGCTGGTATAAATAAAACAGAATATCCTAGTCTTATAACATCAGAGCTTACAACAAAACTTTCTGAAATTAAATTTAAAGTTGATCAGTTGTATGCTGCTGTTAATGAAAAGAAAATTTCATCTACTATTGATGTTTTGTATGATCATATTCAAGAAACATCTGATAAAGGTCAATCTTTTTATGAAAATGAATTACGCGTTTTAAAAGAATCAGGAACTGATCAAGAGTATATAAGAGCTCATACAGAGTATTATGGATTAACTCCAGAAGAACTTTCTGAGTTTAACGCTTTAGAAGCTAGATCTAGTCTTAATACTACTGAAAGAAATAGAAGATTAGAATTACTTAATAAAAAAATAAAAGGATTTTCAATTACTAGAGAAGAGTTCAAAGAATTATTTTTTGCACCTGAAGCTAGAGCTGGTATTTTAAAAATGTTAAATAACAGCCTTGAATCTTATTTGTATAATCAAGATACTATTGTTGGTTCTTTTAGTTCTTTTTTAAAAAAATATTTAGATGAAGTTAATTTAAAATCTAATGCTCGTCAAGCAGAATTATTAGCTGATAATAAATTAAATGATTTATTGAAAGCTGCTGGTTGGGGAAATAGAAGGCATTTAAATTCTCCAAAATTAGGAAGAGAACTAGGTGAGTTGGTTGATGTTGGCCAATTAAATAATAAATTAGAGTTAGAAGAAAATTTAGAATGGCAATTTAAATCAGCATTTAAAGATTTTGAAGGTCGTTTAAAATTCTTAAAAGAAAAAATAAAAGAAGCTAGTATTAAATATGTAAATTTGCAAACTACAACAACTAAGACTGCTTTATATGAAGCTCAAAATGAGTTATTTTTTGAACTTAAAAACAATTTTGTTCAGAAAAATGTAGATTCTTTTTATGATGTAGAAGCTTTATTGTATCAAGATGATATAGGTACTCAAGCTAGAATGCTTATGGATGATATCTATAAGGAATTAAATTACTTAGGTGATCCTATTGATGCTATTAGTAATCCAGAAATTGATAGAGTTCGTGCAGATAAGTTTGCTGAATTAATTAGATTAAGAAGTTTACTTGATGAGAACTTAGATTATAAAACTGGGAATGATTTATTAATAGCTGAAAGACTTAAAGAGTACTTCGATAGAAGAAAAGAGTTTTATGAATCAACAGTAGATGCTGCTTTATTTCAAGCTAAGTATAATGAAGCTGTTGAAGATTCTAAATATGAAATTGATGCCGATGGTAATCAAATACCTAGAAGTTTAGAGGTTCAACAAGAATTACTAAATCAATGGATAGATAGAAATACTACAGTTTCTATTTCTGATGAGTATTATGAAGAAAGAAAATACTTATTAGAAAGAAGAGAAGAAATACTTGCTCCTATAAAAGAAAAAAATGATAAGATAGTCGATTTAAGTGAAATCTATGAGAGAGTTTATGAAATAATTAGAATGACTAGAGATGAGTCTGGTCAGTATAATGGTTATAAACTTACTCCTAGTCAACAGATTTTATTGCGTGATTTACAACAAGCAATTGAAACATCTAAAAAAGAATTGTATTCTGCTATTGGAAAAGGTTTAACAGGTAATGAATTAGAAGAGTTTTTTGAATTATGGAATAGTTATTCTGAAGGCTACGTTTTAGAGTCTTATGAACAAGATCTTTTGGATTCTTATTTAGATACAATGCGAGAAGGTCTTTCTATTTTTAAAATTAGTGAAGAAGATCAAAAAGAATTAATTGATATAGAAAAAAGATTATCTGAAATGAGTCAAAGTGTTTTTACAATACATTATTTAAATACTTTTCAGGAGTTTTATGATTCAGATTCAGGCTTTAAGGAAGTAATGGATGAGTTTCTTATAAAAATAAGCGATGATGATTTTAATTTAGATGACAATTATATTGTTCAAGAAAAACATATAAAAGAATTGTTTAAAGGTTATAATAAATCTTTTTTAAATGAGTTACGCGGAATAAATTCTGACTTTGATACGTTTATAGAAAACAATCATATTGAAATTGAAAGACAAGAAGAACAACCTGATGGTAAAAATATTACCGTAACTATATTGAGAAATACATCTGTCTGGCAATTTTCACAACCTCTTGATGAAGATGCTTATAATACTTTTTCTTTACAAGATGAATTTGGAAATGATATTGAATTATTAAGAGATAGAAATAATACATTAAGAATTCCTGGATTTAACTTTCAAAATAGAGAAGTTAAAGAAGATTTTAAAACTAAAGAAATAGAAAAAGATTTTGTAGATGCCAATGGTAATTTGGTAGTCGCTAATAAAACTAATAAAGGTCAATGGTTGCCTAAAGAATCATCAGAGTATAGAAATGAATCTTACTATGATATGTTTAATAATAACAGACCTATGTGGGACTTATTAAACTATGTAAAAGATTGGCATTTAGATAATCAAAAAAATAAACCTAATAATAAAAAGCTTTATATTTCTTATCCGAAGTTGAGAAAGAATGGAGCTGAAGATTATTTTACTAAAGGTTATTGGAGAAGACGTGTTTACAGAATGGGTGACATGTTTACAACAAGAGCTGATGATTTTGACGAAGGTGTTAGATTTGATAAAAGATCTGGTGAAACATTTACTTCTAAAACTATTAATGAAGTAGATAGGCCAGTTATTGGTGTTTGGGAAGGATTACCTCTCAATGAATTAAGTACTGATATATTTGAAACAATGCAAAGGTATCAGCATTCACTTCAAGAGTTTGAAGTTGCTAATGAGTTGTTTCCCTATGCTAATACTGTGCAGAGAACTTTAACTGAATTTAATAGCGATGGTACTTTAAAAAATGCTAAGCTTAAATCTTCTTTTGTATCTCTTGCTAGTAAAAATAAAGAAGATAGAAATACTGCTCAAAATGTTTCTGATATAGTTGATAGATACATTAGAGGTATACAATTAAAAGGAGGTCAAAAAGGTAGTGTATGGGGTAAATGGGTTGATAAAGCTTCTAAATGGACAAGTAGAAAATTCTTTATGTTGAATCCAGTAGCTGGTATAAGAAACTATGCTTCTGGTCAAATACAAGCTTTTTATTTACTTTGGGATTTTAAAAATTATGTAACGCCTGTTGATTTTGTTGTAGGTGCAGCTAAAGCAAATAAAACATTACTCCATTATCAGTCTAGAGGTTATTCTGCTAGAGAGAAGACTGCTCAAATGCAATTAATGGATATTTTGAATGCATCTCCTGATAAATATTTACAAATGCAGGCGGATGCTGGTAACAGAAGTATGCTAAATGATTTAGTTTCTTTTAGGATTGGTTATTACTTAAGAACTACACTTACTCACTCTTTTAACTATCAGGCATCTTATGCTTTTATGAATAATAAAAAGTTTAAGTTTAAGCTTAACGGTAAGTCTACTACGTTAGATGATGCTGTAGAAGTAGTTGACGGCAAAGTTCAAACTAAAGAAGGTGTACCTGAAGATTTTAAAATTAGCTATGATGAAAGCGGTAATGTAGTATTAGGAAAAAAAATCAAAGAGTTAATAAAAACTCAAGAAGATTATTTGCTAAAAACTGTTGGTATGGGTGGTAAAAATCATGAAGGTGATTTTATATCTCGTACTATAATAGGTAGAGTTTTATTTTCTATGATGAAATTTATTGTACCTATGTCTATGTATAGGTATGGTGCTAAAATTAGATATGATAAATCAGCACCTACGTATCAAAAAATAAAACTTCAAAGAAGAAGAAACTGGCTTACAGGTGGAGCAGAACGTGGATACTTTATTGATGCTGTGAAGATTGGTTTAGATATAGCAGAAAGCGGTTATTCTGGATTCAAAAAAAGAAATATAGGTTATCGTCAATACGTAGCTTTAGCTCAATTAGTTTCTGCTGTTTTAATGACAGAACTTATTAGATACACAATAGGTAGTTTATTGACTATGACTTTTACTGGTTTATTAAGTGATGATGATGATGAAGAATTTACAATTGATGAATTAGGTGGTAGGAGTGGCATTGAATTTAAAAAATGGTCTGATAATGTTAAATTACCCGATTTGCCGTGGGTTGATGATGATGTTGCTAGTAAGGGATTTGATTTAAAAGAATATACAAAGCTGCATTTAATTAATTTATTAATTGAAGTAGAAAGAGAAAATGAAACTTTCTTTGCTCCTGATTTATTACATACTGTTTCTGGTTATATGACAGGTAGTTCTCCATTCTTTGGTGGTATTCCTGCCGAACTAACTAGAGCGTTTAAGTTTGCTGCTGATAATTCTTATTTAACAGAAGAAGAAGAAATAGAAGAAATGCTTGAGGGGAATAGATTGTACAGAGTGCATGAAAATAGAGATAAATCTTTAATTGGTAAAAAAGCTGGACCTTATTGGTGGCAGAACAAAGGTGCTTGGAAAATATACAACATAATAGGAAGGTCTTATGGTTTTAATGGTATGGTATTAGATCCTGCTGCTAAAATACAAAGTAATTTACAGTATTTACCAAGGGACTGGAAGTGGGCTAAGACCATCGAAGGTGGGAAAGAATAAAAAAAAGGGGAGCTATTAACTCCCCTCTTTTGTTTTATATATTAGCAAGTACTAATTCTTTTACATCTTTTGAGATGTATATGTATTCATTTTTAACTGATGGTTTAGTAACAATCTCTACATTATTTTTTATATCTTCTGGAGAAGTATTTAATTCTTCTGCCAGATCATTATAAAATAATTCAGGATTTAGAGCAATGTGTACTAATGGATTCCCTATAATATTTAGTATGTTCTTTAGAGGACTACTAATTTTAGAATAGTTTCCTGTTACTATTTTGTTATAGTCCTCTTCAATTGGATACAGATTAAATATATAATATACAAAATCATCTTCCTCTATACTAAAATCATATAGTTTATGTTCTATTAATTTGTTATGCCATTGTTCATAGTATTTTTGTTTTTTTGAAAATAATAAAATTAAAGGGTTATCAAGCTCAATATCTACAAAACCTAAATAAGTATTTAAAGGTTTAATGTCTTTATCTAATCCTAGCATTGGTAGTAAGAATAAAGAACTTTTGTTAAAGCCTGCGTTTTCTTTAATTTCATTTAAAATGTTATAATGCATATATTAAATTTTATTAACATCGCGCTAATGCGATAAATTTATATTTTCCAGGTGCTTCGTTTGTAGACTTTTTATATTCTACTATAGCACACTGATGATTACCCGAAGATAATCTTTTTGAAATAATTATTTCTAATTTTCTTGTATTATTTTTTTCTACATAGGCCCTTGCTTTTTTAATACATTCTGTTTGGGTTGGTGCGCTTACAACAATGTTTCCTTCACTGTCCATTGCTTCATATACAGTTTCCCATTTTCTAGCACCTTTTTGTACTATATTATGTACTGCAGATTTAATTTTATTGTTATTTATTTTTGGTTCTGTCACACAATAACCCCAGGCTTCTCCTTTAGGTACATTTTCTTCAATATATTCATCTAGTTCTTTTTTAGAAGTGTATGTCAATCTGCTTGTAAGATCTTTAGTAAATCGACAACTATTAAAGTCTCCTGAGTATCCTTGTTGATGTCCTGAATAATCTTCAGCACTTTCGTATAAATCATCCCATGCTTCTGAGATGTTTTTACCTTTACTGTATGAATCAATTAGTACTGCTCCCATAATTTTGAATTTTAATGTTTAACGTTAAATAAAAATTGTTTATTTCTTTTTCTGATTTAAATTTACTCCAGTTTAATTCTTTTTTGGCTTTTTTTACAAACCACTTAGTAAATTTCTTATTTTGATTTTTACTAATACATTTGCTGCAGTAACTAATTTCATAGAATTTAGATAGAACTATTTCTTGAAATGTTTTATTACACATCGTATCCTATTTCTTTTAAGTAATCTGCATTTAGTATAGTGTGACCTTTAGCTTTAATAGAGTCAATTCTGTTTTGTATTTGCTGTTGAGCTGCTGGTGTTTGACTAATAAGCGTTTTGCCACCAAATCTTACTATGAAAACATTATTGTCGTCTCTGTAGAATATACCCTTACGGTCTTCCAACTCTCTATTTTTTTTAGATGCTAAGTAGTCCATAAAAGTATTTAGTAATACTTCAGGTACTAGGTGATCTGTATTTTTTACTGATTTCCATACTGAATGTAGTTTTGCAGTTAATGCTGGAATAAGCGTTTTACCTGATTGATTCAGTGATATACATACTTCATCTGATGTACAATATTCAAGAGCAGGGTGCGTCCTAGAATATACTTGAAACCTATAGTGTTCATATCCATTACTAGCGTAATGTCTTTTGAAGTGTTTAAGCTCTAGTTTGTATTCTTCTATGAGCTCTTTGTATTTTTCTTCTAGTTTGTCTACAAGATTATTTGACATATGATTTGTTTTGATTTGTAATTGCTTGTATATGCATGATGATAGTAAACTCTATCTGATAGATATTTTAAAAAAAAAGAGGGCTAAATGCCCCCTTAAAATTAAAATTCTAAATAATCTATTTTATCTTTAATGTATTTACTGATTAGTTTGATGTCATCATCGTCATTGATTATTTCTGAATCAAGTAATTCTGTTATCATACTTATACAGTATTGTCCTGATGTTTCATCTATTGATACCATAGATGGTGTTACATACTCTCTTATCTTTTGCATGCAACCGCTTGATAATCCTGGATTGTAATATGTTGTAAATTTAGCCATTGTTATATTCATTAAAATAATATTCTAATACATATATTAGTCTATCTACTAATTCTTCTTCAGACTCTCTAGCTATATCAGCATAATCATATTCGCTTAGTTCATCTCCTGCGTATTCTATAATAGCATTAATTAGTTTTTCTCTCATTTTATTTTATTTTAATTATTTCACAATACTTCTCTAATTCATCTAATTGTATTCTCCCATAGGACACCGATGAGTAGTACCCTTGATCCTGATAGTTAGATTTCCAATTAACAAACGCTGTTGTTATTTCTTTTTCTGTATATGTATTTGTTGGATGTATTGGAAATCCATCGGGGCTTATAATAACAAACTTACTCATCTTTGTTTTGGTTTAATAGTTTTTCTATATATAAAGTAGCATCCATGAGTTCTTCTTGAAGATGAATTAAAAAGTCATCAGTATCATTTTCATCAAGAGTAGTTCCATATTTTTTAATACCTACTTCAGATCTTTTATTGTATTTTTTTACTACTTGTTCTACTATTTTATCTTTCATTTAATAACCTTTTTTTTAACAGATTAATTAATGTTTGAACTTCTTCAAATTTTGTAAATATTATCTTAGGATTTGCTTCTAAAAATTCTACTGCCCATTCTTCATTTTCTATCTCATCATTAGCTGAAGTAATAAAGTCTACTCCATCAGCAATTTTATACACATAATAATAGTATGGATTAGGTTGTTCAGATTCATCTTTTCTTTCAAATCCTAATAGTTGTACTTCTTTTTCAGTCATCTTTGTTTTGGTTTAATCTGTCAATAACATCAGCTAATATGATAATAAGTTTTTCTAACCTTCTTATTCTTACTAACTCTGATCTGCTAGAATGACTACTTTCTTCTCTAGCTTGCATTATTTCTGCTTCTACTTTAACTTTTAAAGGTATCTTACTCATCTTTGTTTTGCTTTAATAAATGAATAAGGTGTGAGGACTTTCTTTATTCCCTTACTGTACGGGCAACGGGGTGGATTCTCCTCAAGAGTTTGCAACCTCTCTTTACATATCATACCAACAAGTTTTTCCTTACTCATATTTGTTTTGGTTTAATCTAAACTTAAATTATGTTCTTCTAATATTCTTCTTATTTCTTCCCTCAATTTTTCAGCTATTTCGTATTCTGCTTCACTTGCTTGCTCGTTGTGGTTCAATATAGATACATCGTATTTTGTAGTTGATCGTAACAATTGGTCAAAATTCCACATTGCTGATTTCCACTTGTAACCATCCAATGCTGTTCTAACATCATCTTGCTCTTCTATTCCGTCAAATTCTATTGTTATTTTCATCTGTTATGTCTTTTAATTAATTAAATATTAATATCTATCTTGTCTTCTATTTTCTTTTGCATTTCTTTACTGCCAAATAATCTAGTAATTAACAGAAGAGACAAAATACTCATCAGAACAATACAAAATAACATGATCATACTAAATGCAAAGTATAAAAGGAATTCTCCTACTGATTCAAATTCTAAGAGTTTCATTGCTCCCCATCCTATTCCATAAATAATTGCGAGGTTACAAACTATCCAAGTTAAGTAACCCATTCCTAATAATATTTTTTTCATTCTATTCTGATTTAAAGGTTTCTTCAATATATTCTTCTATTGTTTGAAATTCAAGTCCTTTAAAAAGATTATCCCTTGATTTTCCTCCTGCTAGAAATGCATTTCTTAATTGCTCTTTCTCCATTTCTTTGGCTTCTTTAAAATCTTCCTCTCTATATCCAATTCTTCTTTGAATTAGTCTTAACTTAAATAATTCTACTGCTGTTTTCATTCTATTCTGATTTAAAGGTTATTGCTTGTTTAACTACTTTAGCTAACATAGGTTTAACTAAGTTATAAACTTCATAGGTTTCCTCTTCAGCCCAAGTAATTATTTTCTCTTCATCAAAATTATGATTAAGATGAAAAGAATGATGCATTAGTTCATGCATAATAAGACCTGTTGTTTTTACAGGATCTGTACATCTTGATAAATTAATGAATACAAATCTGGCATCATTATCATCATACTCACCTGATTCTTTAGGAACAAAATTGCTCCATCCAGCAATATATGCTGAATCTTTTGTATTTGCATATGCTTGACATTCTGTTAAAGAGAGTCCGTGCATTTCTTCTACATTAAAATAATAAAATACATCACAGGGGTTATAGCTCAATAAGAGTATGTAACCTGTTCTAAATATTGTAATCATCTTTGTTTTGTTCTTTTAATAAGTGATTTTGATATCTCAATTCATGGAGGATATCTGTTCCTATCCACCATATTGCTGCTATTATTCCTAATCCTAGCATAGCTATAATTGTAAGTAACCCTAAAAACTCTGCTGCTGTCATATTATTTGTTTTTGTTAATATAATCTTCTCCCCATTGTTTAGCTGTAAGAGGATCAGTAAATCCATCTTCTACTGCATCAGTTATCCAAGATGTTTTACCTTTTTTATGTACAGCTACAATCCATTCTTCAGGATCTATTTTAGCTAGTGGACTAACTTGTATCCACCAGCCAGCTTTATATATAGTTTTATTTGGACAAAATGTTCCCATTGTTTTTTGTATTTATGTATTTAATATATTTAGTTAATGCTTTAGGATCTTTTTGTAATTTATTTTCTTCAATCCAAATTAAAGCTTTTTTCATTTTTCCCATAACTTTTAATTTAAAATATGTATCTTATTGTATTCCAAGGTATTATTTGATTATGGAGCTTTTTAAATGTGGATACCATTCCGTTTTTAACATAAGCTTTATAGCGAATATTTTCTCCTCCATATTGAGATGTTTTACTTTCTTGTAATTCTGGTGTCCATAATAGATCTTCTCCAGGTAAATTATTTAAAGTATTATACTCATGTTTTTTAATATTATGAGTAAGAAATATAACTTCAGCAAGTACTTCAGGTTTGTATTCTTCTTTTACAGTAGAATTAACTTTCTTAAATAATTCTATATAATCATTTTCCCAACCATCATATACCACTACAGGACTAAAGTTAAGATGTACATCATAGCCTGCTGCTTTAAACTCATTAATAGCATTTAGTCTTTCTTCAATAGTACTTGTGTTAGGTTCAAGAATAGTTCTAATCTTTTCAGGCATCAAGCTGAATCTT